CATAATTATTCTGGTGTTTGTGGATAATCATTACCATCAGCATCTGTACCTGAAGCCGTTGTTTCTTGTTGTGGTGTAAAGCCAGTTGCTACAGGGGCGGCTAATATAAAACCTAAACCTTGAGTGTTAAAATTTGTCAAATTTTGGGAAATAAAACCTTCATCGTTTCCTTTAATATAATTAAACCATTTACCTTCTTTTTCTACAAACTCAGGAACAGAACCTTTTTGTAAATCTGTTTCTATGCTTTCAACACTCCATCCTTTTTTAGTAGCTCCTAAATTATAAAACTCTCCATCACCGTTTGTGTTTATAGAATCAACAATAGCGCCAGTAGAGTCTTCAATACTTTCTGTTGTAAATTGATTTATTTTACCTTGAGTTCCTTCGTAATTAACTGTTTTAAAAGATTTAATTGAGCTAGCTGATTCATTAAATAATACATCTATAGTAGAAGGCGTATATGTTCCATAAAAAGTATTATAATTACTAACAGGAATATTAACAACAAGATCCGTAGCAGCATAATGTTTATATATTTTATTTTCATTAGTTGTATAATACCTATCTGTAACGTTAGTAGAAGACGTTGGAATAAATGATTTAAAGCTTATCCAACCTTTTGATTTTTCGTTAAAAGAAATAGTTTGATCACCAGACGGCGAAACTGTATTACTTTCTCCAAACTTGTTCCATCTTAATAATGTTAAATTATACTCATCATTAACGCCATCAAATGAACCTAAAATATTAGTGTGGTATTTTAGTTTTTCTCTAAAATATCCTTTCATACCTACATCTGATATAGGTGTTAAACCATCTCTTGATAATCTTAATACAGCGCCTCTTTGTTTGTCTGTAAAATACATTCTATAAGCGTCAGTGGCTAAAGATTCTGGATTTTTAGATATACCATAATCTCCAGCAAATGGCATAGCCGTTCCTAAAACTCTACTAGTAGCAGTTAATTGAGCGTTACCGTCAGCGTTAAACAAAGCATCTTTACCACTTGATAAAACTTTTAATATTTTATCTTCAGTGAATACTACGACATCATTATCTCTAGCTTTCATAGCTTGTATAGAGCCGTAAGTAGTATTTAAATCTTTAGTTATTTTGTTAGCCATGTTAAACTGATTAAGCTCGTTAGTGCTTGACGTGGAGTTATATAAGCCTGAGTATATTATACTACTAGTTTTTTCTTCTTGTCCATACTCTAAAAACGTTGAAGAAACTTTAATACCGTTGTCTATTTGAGGCGTATTAAAATCATCTCTTATTCTATCAGACTCTACACCATTGCCAAACGAATAACAATTAAACCAACCTAATTCTACTGGAAGAACATAAACATTTTTCTTTAAAAAGAAAACACCTGTTACGTCAATAAATGTAAAACTAGAGTCACCGTTAGTTATTAATTGCTGATTTAATGAGCAAATTCTAATAATAGCACCGTCTGTTATTTGTGTTATAAATGTTCCTGCCTCTACATTTGCTCCAGTAACTTCCATACCAACAGTAACATTATTAGCGTTAGAATCTGCAATAGGAATATTGACAGTATCAAGTACTCCACTACCAGATATAGTATATCTATCCGACGGTATTGCTAAAGGCGCGGTAGTGTTATTAACTATTTTAGCATGATCAGATATTTGTGCTTTAGTCACTAAATCATCTTTATGTGTAAATGAAACAAAATCATTAATAGCAGCACATACTCCATCACTTACTCCATCATCGCTTATATCAGTTGTTAAGTTTGAGTTTGTAAGTCTTTTAACAGTAATAGCATTTTCATTTATAGCGCTATGAACGTAAGGATCACCAGTTAAAATTACTGGCTGATTATTTCTAGCACCAACAGAAAATTTAGCTGCATTTTCTTCAATTATATGAGCGCCAGTATAATCTATAATATTAGTTTCATCTAAGTTTATTGGTAAAGCTCTACTAGCTTCATAGTATATATCTAATCCTAAATCTTCTTTAGGCTCTGTTTCAAAACAAGCTGCTGATGTAGCTATAGAATCTTCAGATAAGCTTTGAACAGCGACTTTATCAACTACTTCAATAGCCATACTACCACGTCCGTTATGTTGTATTACACCTCTAGGATCCCAAACTGTTTTATCTAAACCTCTGCTATTATCGTCATCTCGATGAAACCTAACTATTATTGATGTTCTATCTACAAAATCACTACTACCATCGTTATTAAAGTTTTTACTTTCTATAGTTATAGGGCCAGCATCAACTTGACCGCCGGCTTGCACGTTTTGAACAGATTGAAAAACTCTATAAACTACTTGATTAGGATCATCTGCAAATCTAAACAAAGTACCAGGAGTTTGCATTTTAGTTTTAAAATAAGAACTAGAACCAGTAAATCTGTCTTTACCTATAACAGAAAAAATTATTTGACCTTCAGTTCCGTTAACAAACGTTCCATTAGAAAGTCCAAAATGATGATAATTGCTAGTGTCACCGTCAACAACCTGTTTAGATGTTCCAAAATTAAAAGCAGGCATTGCATCGTTACCAGTAGTACTTTCGTAACCAAACCCACTAAACGCAGTAGCTCCATCTATAAATATATCTGCTGTTCTATCTGGATCGTCAGACCAATCAACCCAAAACGCATCTGTCAAAGCTTCGTCAGAGCCAAAGTTATTAGCAGGTTGATTTTCAAAATCTGTGCTTAAATCACTATTTGTAAACGTATCATCGTCAAGATAACTGTCCCAAGTTGAGGTCTCATAAAGCATATCACTTGCATAATCATTAGTAGCGTAAGCAGGATTTGTTACTAAACTACTTATAAAAGCTACTTGAAAAGAACCTAAGACTTGATATTCGCCTAATGAATCACCTAAGACTTTATTTTTTAGAACAGCGTCTTTAGCTATTTTTACAAAAAACTTACCATCAAACTCTGGTTTATTTTCTACAACAGCGTCTCTAAGCTGTACGTGATATTCTACTTGCTGAGCTGTTGAATCTATAAACGCCTGTACTGATTGTAGCGGAGTTCCTATAGTACTAGCATCTGGTAATTGTAATTGTATTTTTTGATACATAAAAACTTCAGACAAAGTAAATGGGTCTCTAATACCAAATCCATATTCGCCACCATTGCCACCACCTTGTATTACTCTAGTAACTTTTTTAAATGGACTAAACGCTTCATACTTAGTTCCATCAGTATCTGTAAATTCACCAACTATTCGCAACATTGGTGTTCCTGTAAATTTTAAATTGTCTAAATATGGAGTTTCATCATCATCATTTGGCTCTGCTGATTCTAATAAAATTCTATCAATACCACTTTGTGAAGCTACTGAGCCGTCTGATATTATATTGTTAGGGTGTGCGTTTGTTGGTTGTAATACCGTACCAGAACCATCTTCTCCAAAAATATGTTTAGGAGCCATCTTTTCTTTAGGAAAATCATTATTGCTAGTTTTAATAAAGTCTGGAGCTTCGTTTTCTATAGATAATATTTTATATCTAGCTTTTTCTTCAACTGCATTTTGACTACCATGTTCGTTTTTTAGTATTAAATAATCTCCTTCTTGAACCTTGTTTCTATCAGCTGAATTAAAAGCTAGCCACACATTGTCATCTGACGCATCATACCATCTATTTAAAACTAAATTATAATATTCGTTACTAGTTTCTTTAACATAGTATTTAAGATATTTCATCCAGCCAGAGCTAACTGGGTCATAATTTTCCCATCTTGGTTTTACTTTAATTTTGTTAGAAAATTTAGATAAACTTTTTTCTATTTTTGTAGTGTTTGGAACAACCTCAAAAGTGCCGTCGTCTTGATTAATTTCATAACCACTTGATATAACTGGAGTTTCTCTGCCAAACTCGTCACCAATAACTACACCTAATTGATAACTTCTTAAAGATTTTACAGATTTTTTTGGTGTAGGAAAAGATACCGGTTGTGATATTATTGATTGAATTAAACTAACTTTAGATTTCATATCGTAGCCTTGAACGTAGTTTCCGTATAAAATTCTATTACTTGATATGCCTTGAGCTCTTGCATACCTTGGAACATTATCCCAAGATCTAAGAAGTTGAGTTTCTTCAAGAACCTTGTATATCATTTCAGAAGTTATAGTAAGAGAGCCTCTTTCATCTATACCGTCAACGTTAACATTTTTCCATTCAGTATCTATACCTCTTGTCAAAGTTTTAACAATATACACGTTAGCATTGTCTGTAGTTTTCCAAAGTATATCTATAGCTTTTACGTCTAAAGGCCTTGAATATACAGTTGGAATAAAGTCTTTAATAATTATTTTTCTAGCAGTATTTGCCATACCTTCATTAAATCCTTTTTGAGGAGTATATTCAAACGGTCCAGGTAAAAATGCTAATTCTGACCAAGGAGAAAAACTTGAACACTCATTGTCTTCGTATTTATATCTATACCCAAGTCTACCAAACTTTGTTTCAAATAAAGGTTTTTTTACTTCTAATGTAGCTATCCAATTAGTAGGGTCGTTTGAATCACTTAAATCAGAGTCTACAAATATTATTTCAACATCAGCGTTATTTCCGTCAGACTCAACAACTTTACCTCTTATAACAACTGGTGGTTCTATGTTTTGTGCTGTAAACGTAAATATATCATCTTCTTGATAATTTATAGAGCTTGCAAAACCTATTACTTGAATATCACCTGCTTCTGGAACATTGTTATCTATAACAAATTGATGTGTTAGTGGGAACTCTAATACTGCCTCATCTCTTTCTATAATTGACATTTCAATATTAGGTGGTAAAAGAGGAGCTTTTTTAATTGTAGTTATATTTTCTAGTTTTATGTCAGAGCTTTGATAAGTATAATTTGTGTCAGTGTCTAAAAGCTCTATATCTTCTACATCAATTAATTCTTTTGTAACTGGATCTTTTACAAATAATTTAGTATGAGTTTGACCGTCATTAGCCGTGCCACCTATGTTAGTTCCAGCTTCGCATCGATCTATATTTATTTTTTTAGGCTCATGCTTACCATCTGACCACATTAATAAATTATCTAAAATATTTATAGACGCTGAAGGAATTAAATTTAAAGAACTAAAAGCGTCACCATTGTAATAATCAAATTCTAAAACTCTTTGCGGATAAATAAATTTAAAAACAATGTTTGCAAGAGTAAAATTAAAACTTGTAGTATCAGATAAATATAAGATATTTAAAGTAGTATCTATTTTTGTTATTCTTATACCGCTTAATGCCGCACCTCCGTCTGGCTTTTGGACATATATTTCCATACCAACTCTATATTTAGAAGCGTTATCTACAGTTAAAGTGCTAATATCACTACTGCCATCAGGTATAGCATTTTGTCCAAAAACGCCAGATACCGTATTTGTAATTGCAAACTTATCTATAAAAATAAATTTTCTACTTAAATCTTCACTTTGACCTTCTACTCCAACTTCAACTATACTATCTATCCAAATAACTTCTTCAGTTATAGTAGATGGATCAACGCCATCTAGTATACCATCTATAGGAACTGGAGCCGCTGTAAAATAATAAGTTTTATTATTACCTTCATCGGCAGCGCTAGCTATAATTTTAGAATTATTGTTATTCCAAGTCGTTGTTGAAGTTTCAGTTACTTCTGAGTTACCTTGTATATTTTGAACAACACCAACATTACCTACGCCAGTCGTAGCATCAGCATCAGACGTAGATATCTGAATATTCATAGCGTCTCTATATTCACCATTAGGAACAATTCTTTCATCAAGATCTTTGTTCATTTTGGCCTTTGAAAAATAACGTTTTATCTCTGGCATAATTATTTAATTTGTTTACCCATACCTTTTACTACTTGAGTAAATTCTTCTATTTTAATATTTGATAATCTTATTTTTGCTTTTCTAGTTTCAGCAAACTTTTCTTTTTTAAATCTTTGTACAATGTACTCAGGTATATTAGATCTACCAGAAAGTACACCATACATTATATGTTTATAACAAGCTTCTTCACAAAACTTATGTACTACCATTTCTTCATCAGTACCAAGTCCATCACTAACGTAATGTAATACTACTGTTTGACCAGATAATGAAGAACCAAAATGTATTTTACCTCTTAAATTATCTATATAAAAACTACCGTTCATTTGTGAAAGCTCTGGCTCTAATCCATATCTTCTACCTTCTACAGATATTTCTACATCTGATGCGTAATTAATATCATACAAGTTGTAATCAACAGGATTCGCGTCTTGAAAATTAGATAAAGTATCGCTAGGCGTTTGTTCTACTAAACTAAATGTTGATGAATCTCCACCAGTTACGGCGTTAAAAGCGTACTCGTTATTATCAGCGCTATTAGCATCAGCCATAACCGCAGGAAGTGTTATGTTAGAACCTCCAGTAATTGCCTGAGAGGCTGAAAAAAATCCTATATTTCCAGTTCCCACAATATAAAAAGGTGAATCAACGCCTCCATCAAATTTATTAGTAACAACTAGATCAACGCCATCTATTTCTGTTGTAAATCTTTTACTAGTATCTATAGCTGTCTTTAAAGCATTTAATAATTGTCCTCTATTCATACTAGTAGTGTATGCAACTTCAAAACGAGGGCCTGGTAAATTACCTGCAGGATTAGCCCCATCATTAATATCACCGTCAGAATTAAATATAAAAAACATACGTTCTTGCGCTCCTGATTCATCTAAATAATTTAAACTTAAATAATCTCCGTCTGCAATTCTAGCCCCAGCTAATGTAGTTTCTGTAGAGCCATCTGGATTTACTTCAACTTCATCGCCAGGAACTCTCATTTTGTATTTTCTTTTTTGACTAGTAGGATCTGTAGTATAAGTTCCATCAGCTGCTTGAGTTATTGCAAAGGGATTTGATGTATGTCTAGTTGGATATAAAGGTCTTTCTATACCATCACTACCAACTCTTGCTATTTTTCTATAGTTAACATAATCTTGTGGTAGCACCATTGTTAATGTATTAGGTACTTCTATTTCTTGGGATTTAAAAGATTTTAATACATCGTATGAAAGTTCTTGTAAAGCTCTCATAGCGTGAAACTGCACGTCTGTTCTATTAACTTTAGATATTATTTTGTTTTCACCTACATAAATATACATAAAGTTATTTATAATACTATCAAGGTTTACGAATTGATACGTGCCAAAATCGCTACCTTGATAATATGCGGCTTGAGTTGTTGATCCTAGTAATCCCATAATTAACTATTTTGTTCTTGATTTTTTTGTTGTAAAAAAGCTGCACCTGTTTGAGCTATATCAGGTTGTTTAATTATAGTTCCAGATAATAGTAATATTCTTGAAACTAGCTGCTCTTCTTCTGAAGAAGCTAATTCAAAATCAACACTAGTATTAGAATTATACAAAGCTTTTTCATTAACTACAACATAACCAAAGCTTGGAGTTGTAGGCTCTTTGTAATAATTAACAGTACAACTAGTGCTGTCAACGGGCGACGGCGTTATTTTAATTTTTGTTGGTGCTATTCTAGTAAATATAGGTCTTGTTGTTTTAGGATATAGCACCGAGCCAGTTTCGCCAAGAGAAGTAATATAATGTTCTTCTTTTTTATTTACTTCTGTAGCAAGATTAGTTCCTACTTTTACAATATCTAATTTATATAAATCTGTTGGAAGTAATAGCACACCACTAGCAATACTAGCAGTTGTTTCTGATTTTAAAAAAGGAGCTAGTTTAGCTTCTAACATTTCCAAAGTGTCTGTATGTGTATCATCGTCTTTTATTTTAGCATTTGAGTTTCTTGCTTGATGAAAATAATTTTCATATATTTCATTTTGAGCTCTATCTGCTAATAAATTAAATTCTTGTGGTGTTATATAACCTCTTTGTTCTTTATTAGATATAGCTAAAACCTTTTGATATACACTGTTTATATTTACTGCCATTGTTACTTATTTTACTATTATATAGTTACATAATAAAGCGGAAGGTTAGCCTCTAAATAAAAATAGCCACCCGTTAAGGTGGCTATTAATGTTAGTTAATTATTTTTACATTAACCTTCTTTCTATGTTTTGATATATTTCCATACCTTCATCAGTTTTAAACCAGTGGGCCAAAGCTGTATATGGATGCTCATCAAACGGTACAGTCATAATTTTTCTGTTATTAGATGACCACATGAAATATCTTTGATCACCAGATAAACTTATTATTCCTGATTCAACTGCTTTTATACCAAAGTTTCTAAGTTGAACATTATCGTCATTTGCTAATTCTAAAAATAGTCTAGGATTATTTCTAGCAAATAATAATAAATCTCGTTTAAGTTCTTTAGAACTCATTTTAGATACCTCAGATCCTTTTTCTACTCTCATTATAGCTTCAGCTAAATCAATGTCTATTTGTCTAGCCATTAATATTGCGTCAGCTTCCATTTCTAATATTTCAATTTGATTTTCTGCAACTTTAACAGGCTTCCACTCAAAATAAATTTTGCCTTTATGAGGATGGTATAGTGAAAGCATTTTTTGTAAAACTGTTTTATTTCTAGGTACAAACAACGCTCCGTTTCTAAAAACAATATGTGACAGTCTATGATCACCTTTCATTTCATCAACAAAGCAAGTTCTTTGATTTTCACAATATTTTAACTCTCTTTCAAATCCTTGGTTTTCATCAAAGTAAAATATACCAGCTGATTTTAACATATAAGAAAGAGGCTTTCTATTATTTTTTAAATAATATACTCTATCTTTTATTTCCCAAGTGTTTTTTGGTTTAGCTTTTATTTCAGGAGCTTGAACCTTAGGTTGCTCAATAACAACTTTTTTTTCAACTATAGGTTCTTCAACCTTAGCTGTTTCTTTTTTCTTTGCCATAATATAATATATAATATAATTAATAAAAATATAAGGGCGATGCTAGACCGCCCTTATAAATAAATATTCTTACTTCATTAACATAAAGTTGTTAGCGCCTTGTACCACTAAACATCTTTCAGTTAAAAAGTGAAGTTGCATTGCATCTAATGCAGACGTAGCAGCTCCAACAGAACCAGTAACCCAAGTTTTCATTCTTCGGTCGTCAGTTCCTGAAGATCTAAATCTTACGTGTAAGAAAGGTCTCTTCATGTTTTTACCCATTTGTTGGTCATAAACAGTTGAAACACCAGCTGGAATCATAACACCTCTAATAGCGTTAACCGTATCTCTAGTGTTAATTCCACCTCTTGTAGCTTTGTCATTTAAGTATCTAAAGTCAGATTTGTAAAAGTCATAAGAACCTCTTCTAAATCCTGAAAAACCTAAATTTAATGCCATATCTTCGTCATTGTCAAATACTCCGTAAGAAGTACCTCCAGCTCCGTAAGAGTTCATTGAAGCAAGCATATCATCAATAGCTAAACTAGTAGCTCTGTTAATAAACATCATGTATTCTTCAATAGCACCTTGCTTGTCAAACTCAGCTAAAATAGCATCAAACTCTGCTAAATCAGTAGCAGCATTAACACCAGTTACACCAGTAGTAATGTTACCTCTGTCTTCAATAGCAGCAAATAAACCTTCAGTACCAGTTAATGTAGTACCGTCAGTTCCTAAAAATGCATCTACTTTAGAGTTAGCAGCTACGGTTTTCTTAGACTCAAGCATAGCCATTTCAATGTAATCATTAAATCTAGCTCTTGTATCAGCTTCAGCTTTTAAATACCATAGATAACCTGATTGCCCTTGCTCAGATGAAATTTCAACCCAACCAATTCTAGAAGCGTCTGATCCAGATACTTCGTAGTAATCTTTCATAATAATTGGTTTGTTTTGAAAAGATTGAAACTGAGGTTCGTTAGCAGTTCTTGAAGGATTGCCATTATAGTCATCACCTTTTTTAAATTCAGATCCATAAACTAATAAAGTAGCAGAATCACCAGATCCAGCAGCTAAACCAGCATTATCAAAAGTAGCTGTTGTATTACCAGCATCATATAAAGCTATACTAATTTGATCATTTGCAACAGCGGTAACGATACCTTGTGCGGTTGCGCTTGAATCAGCTACTAAAACCATATCGTTAACTCTAACACCGTGATCAATAGAACTTGTGTCAACAGCGTTACCATCAATATCAGTGTCTATTTCAAAAGTACCACCCTCTTCGTTACTGTTACCAGTTTGTTGAGTTGCATTAGCAATGTGTCCTTTGTATGATAAATGTAATCTACCTTGTTCTGACCAAACAACTTGATCAGCAGTCATAGATTCTTCTGCACCTACTTGAGCTAAAAAACCTGAAATAGTTCTTGGTCCGAACACTTCAGCTTCTTTTTCCATCAAGTCAGGTACATATTGTTGCGCCCAGCCTTTCCCAGCTTCTGACGCTAAATCTAAATAGTTATTTTCCAAAGTTGCCTTAGTTGGCGCTGGAACACTATTTAAATTTTGTCCTGCAGTTATTGCCATAATTATAAATTTTTATTAAGTTAATTTTTTTTGTTACTTCTAATTTTAAACGATCTGTTTTTCATATCAGAAGAAGATTGACCTAATACTCTATACTTTACGCCACCAACATTAGTTTCGCCGTGTGTTTTTCTAGGATTTAAATCAATATTTTTACCTTTAGCAACAGTGTCTTTAATAGCATCTGCTTTACCTTGTTCATAAAAATGTTTAGCAATAGCATCAGCGTTCATAGCTGTGAATAAAGATTTATGATAACCAGCAGTATCTTCAATATTTGTTTTTTCTTTATTACTAAACTTATTAATAAAGTTATTAATATCACTTTGAGTTTCTTTTACTTTATTAACATCTTTAACATTAAACCTATATTTTTTATCTCCAACATTATATTCAAAACCTTTGAAATTTTGTCCAAAGAAACTATCTGTTTTATTTAAAAATGTTCTTTTGCTTTTTTTACCTTCTTCTTTTAATCTTTCAGATTCATTAAAAAAATTAATAGCTTTTTGCTGCTCGTCTGTAAGCTTGCTTCCAGCTTTAATTTCTTCATAATATTTAGACTTTTGCCTGTCTAAGTAGGCTCTAGCCTCGGCAACTTGCTCTTTGAGGGCTATTTTCTTTTTACGTATTGTTTTTTCATCATCAACTTCTTCATCAACACCAAACGTATCTTCTAATAAAAAATTTCTTTCTTCTGCTGACAGATGTGATTTAGTAGTTTTATAATACTCGTCTAGCACATCAGAGTCATCTAGCTTAGAAATATCTCTATTTAAATTCACGTAATCTTGTATATTACCTCCAGTATCTTCTATAAAGTCAACAAGCTTTTGTATGTTTTCTGGTAACGGCTTTCCTGTAGATACAGATTCTTCAACCGCTTCTTCAACTGCTTCTTGAACTTCTTCAACTTTTTCTTCTTCAGTAACTTCTTCCATAATTGGCTGATCAATTACTTCTTCTACAACTTCTTCTACGTTTTCTTTTTGTTCTTCAACAACCTCTTCTTTTTTCTCAACAGGCTTTTTGTCTAAGTCTACTTTAAATACTGTAGGGTCTTCAGCGCTATCGAATTTAGATTCATCTATAGCCTCTTCTATAGCTTCTTCTAAAGGTTGTTCGTTTTCGTTTTGAGTTACCTCTTCGGTAAACTCTTTTTTAATTTCTTCTGTCATAATAAAATTTTATAAAATATTAAAAATTTAGAGACCAAACTTTTCCATGTTTGCACCTCCGCTAAGTATATCATTACCTGATGATTCAAATTTATTAAGCGAATCACCCTGCTTTCTTTTATCTATCATATTCATTTGATGTTGAGCTTGCCTATCAACTCTTGCGTCTTTTCTATCTTCTTTTTTATTTTCTTTTTCGTCATTTGAGCTACTACGCATTGATTCTAATTTAGCATTTAAATCAAACTCAAATTGCATTAATTGTTTTTTAGACTCAACTTCTTTTTGTAAATAATTAATTTGCAATTGATTTTTAGTTTGTTCTAATTGAGTTTCAGCTTGGACTTTAGCATTATTTTTTTGTATCTCCGCTTGAGCAGCCGCTTGTTGAGCTTGAGCATTAGCGCTAGCTTGAGCTTGCATATTTGATTGTTGAGCCTGTTGATCTCTTTGCGCTTTTGCTTTACGTTTTATTTTTAATAACTGATTAGCTAGCTTTACGTTTCTAACGTTACGTAAATCAATAGCGTCATCTAAATCAATTAACTTTTGTGATAAAGAAACTTGTATGTTATTTTCTAACATAGCTTTTTCTTCTTCATCTGGCATTAGCTCTATAAATATACCAAAATCATACAGATGTAAGTTTTTCATTTCATCTAATGTTGCTACATTATGAGAACCTAGCGCTCTTATAAAAGCTTCTTTTGTTGGTGAATATTCTATAATATCAGATATTCTTAACGATAAGCACTCAGCAATCTCAGCTGTTAAAAATAACATTGATTGAAGTACGTGTCTAGTAGCCGTATTTGAATTAGCAGCTGCTAGCTTTTGTACACCAACTAAAGCGTTTTTATCTGGAGTGCTACCATCTCTAGCCTCGTTTAATCCTGTTACGTCACGAATCATTTGCATATAATAGTTATACGTAGTAATTAAACTTTGTAATTTACCACCATTAATGCCATTACTTATTTGTTGTATTGGTACTTTGCCAGGATTAGGATCGCCTTCAGATGTAAAGCTTCTACCAATAACAGAACCAGTTTGGAAAAACATATTTAAAGCTTCTTGCGGATTATAGTTTGTTCCATTACCTAAATCTATTTCGGCTAAACCATCGGCATCTAAGTAAACACCATCTGGCACCATACGCGCCATAACTTGTTGCAGCTTTAAATGAGTTAACTGTATCATATCAGCAAAACTAGTTATTCTACTAACTAAACTTTCTATTCTTCCTTGATACATTCTAGGTGCTACTATTTGATAATTCATTTTTACTCTACTAAAATCAGAGTCAGTTCTCATCATATTAGGACACATTCTCCATTTTAGTAATCTATCAGCACCCAGTATATAAACGCCTTCATACAAAGTTTCAACTACTCTTTCTAACTTTTCAAAATCTCCAGTCTTGTCCTCAGGTGGATTAAATGATTCATCTTTTTCAATTACTTTTTCAGCACCACTACCTGTAGTTTTTAGTTTATAAACATTGTTCATGTGCGTTTTGTAATTAAAGTATAGCACTTGAACTTTGTTTTTATCTCTATTAGAAACATAATCTATTGGATATGCGTATTTATCTAATAGTTCTTTTATTTCTTCTTCTGTTAAATCTGGAAACTCTTTTACTAATTCATTTATAGGTAACTCTTTTACTTCACCTACATAATATATATCTTCAAAATAAGGTGATTCAGTATGGGAATAAACTAAATCAGCTGGGTCTACATATTCAGCTTTTGCACCACTACTATAATCAAAGGTAGTTTTTGTAGCACCAATACCTATAACAGTTAAATCGTATAAACATCTTCTTCTAACTAAATCATAATCGCTGCCTTCTAACAAAACGCCTAACGCTTGTTCTTCAGCTAACTCAACAGCTTGTTTATAATCTAGCTGCATATGAAGTTGTAATTCTTCTTGATTTTGAGGTAAAGTTTCAGGATCATTTTCATATAAATCAACGCCAAACTGTTCTTTAGCCACATCATTAAATTGTTTAGATTCCATGTCTCTAATTATAGACTCCATATATTCAGTTCTTTTTTGAACTCCATATTCATCTTGCGAAAAACAATTTATTTCATAATTTCTTTGAGCCATGCCATTAACAACTATATCTACAAACTTAGGTACAACTGGCACTGGCTTCCAGTCTAAATTAAGATATGATAAATCACCGTTAATAGATAATTCGTTTTTATATTTTTGTATTGGCTGTTCTCCTCTAGCGTATAATCTTAGCGTATGAAAGTTATATTTATGGCTGTTATATTTAGATGTAGTTCCTGAAAACCATTCATGCCTTATAGCTCTCGCTACTTTCAAACCATACTCTTCGCTTAATTTTTCTAAATCGCTAACGGCTTGTGATGGAAAATGTATAGAGTGTTCTTGTCTCATATTTTATTATTAATTATCTTAGATGAAAATCCAGTATTATTGTATTTTGATATAGTTAAATTTAACGGTTCTCTTTTTTGTTTTGGATTAGGTCGGTATAAATGTCTATTGCAAGCCATAACTGCTAGACCAGAGCTTATTGATGCATCGTGTCTTGTTCGTCTATTAATATCAAACTTAGACCAGTCGTTCAATGTATTATTAAAATACATAGTACCGTAAGTTCCGTCTTTCAATAAACCAACATGGTCGTTAATGTACATTTCAATAGCAGCGGCATGGGCTTGTTTTATATCTTCACTAGAGTTTGGTATACCACCTACTTCTTTTTCTGTAGTTGACAGCTTATTCCAAACTTTATCTGGCCTGTTCATACTAAATGCTCTATAACCTCTTCTTCTTAAATAGTACAGCAATCTTGGTTTATTATTTTCCGCAAGCAATGGCATGCCATAAAATACTAATGCCATTAAAACATCTTCAAAAAATATTTCAGCTGTTTGTGGCCTTGCTATATATTCAAGGAAAAAAGTATTTGCTGGAGCATCTTCCATTGAAAACTTAGTTAAACCATGCAAAGCACCTTTTGATCCTCGTTTGTCTACTGTTCCAGATATATCGTATGAGTCGCAACCAAACGCGCCCATGTGTTCGTTACCTGGATATCTTACGCCATTTTTTAATATAACGTTATTTTGTAATTTATTTCCTGGCACCCAGCTAATATTAAACCTACCATTTGGATCTGGATTAAAAGTAACTAATGTATCTTTCTTACCGTTTAACCATTGAAAGTTACCAGGTGTTATTACTGAAGAGTTTCTATTACCTTCATTATAGTCTATTTGCTCGTATATTTTTATAAGATTAAATAAACTATTTTTTGTTTCATCTCTAAAAGCATGCTCTTCAGTTCTTGGAAACTGACGATAAAATTCATTTAAAGCATCTTGATCATCTTTTAATCCTTCAGCTTCATTATCCCAATGATCAATTACACCATAATCTATTTCTATTCCTTGCGGATCAATCGCAGGCTTTTTAGGTGTATTAAAAACAGGTTGACCGTATTCATCAATAAACCCTTCGTAGTTCCATTCCATAGGAATAAAAAGAGAATATAAGCCAGATTTAGTTTGTCCATTACGATTACGTTTTGTTACATCAGAGTTATTATATAAGTTTTTAAAATTATCACCACCTTTATCAAGTGAGTTACTAGTACTACCCATCATACACTTACCAACAACTCTACTACCTAAACGTAAACAAGTTTTTGTAACTCTCCAGTTGTTTCTTATATTATCGGGCCTTTCCCATTTACCGCTTTCATCATGAACTAATAGATTTAGTTTTTCACCGTCATAACTATTATCACCTGTATTTTTCCAGTCTATAGTTGTATCTAGCCCTTCAACGTCATCCATTTCCTCACGCTCACGTATCTTCTTACGAGTAAACTTTTTAGCTGGTACTCTATATGCGAGTTCAGACTTTGGTCGGTCCATACCATCTTGTATCGGTTTAAAGAAAAATGGATAGTTGAGACTTATTGGCACAACTTTATCTGTAAACATTTTTTTTGCATCAGCTCCAGTTTTTGATAGTATACCAAATCTACTATCACTAGCAAGTGTTGCTAAATTAACAGTTTCAGCTGAACTCATAAATGAAAAACCCGATCGCCTGTTTTTTAAATAGCACATACCGTAGCATCTACTATCAGCTTTACAAGCCTCCCAAAATATATAGAATAATCTATTTGCTTCTCTATAATCAGGCGCACCTACATCTATTTTACTCCATTGTAAATACATATAGTGCGTACCTGTTATATAAGTTGGTTTACCATTGTTCATAAACCAAAATCCTTCTTCTCTTCTTTTAAACTCTTCATCTATATATTCGTAATGATCTTGTTTAAAATCATCTGGATAATCTTGCCAGTCAAATACAGTTTTAATTTTTTTAAAAGCTGGATTAGCTAGAAACTGTTTCCATTTTTGCTCTACTTTATTTTTACTACAACTATATATATTATTTGGTTGTTTGGGTAAAGCTATTTGTAAGCCTTGTATTTCTATAACTTGACCAATCATACCAGTTTTAGATATAACAACTACATCACTTTCTTTATTATATCCATACTCCCACTTCTTGCTTTTATTTAATCTTTTTATAGTATTTAACCTTATTGGCTCTACTATTTTATATAAGCTTTGTTCGTACTTCATTTTGACCTACCTTCTGCAAAACCTTTAAACTTAACTTCTTTCTTTTCTTCAACTTTACCTTCAAGCATATTCTCTTCTTCGTTTATACGATTAAGTATTTCAAAAGCATCGAATATAGCTAACTTTTTTGTAGCTGCTGCGTTTTTTAATCTGTCAGCTGATATATCATCGTCGCTATCAACTATAGGTTCTTTAGCAACTTTTATTAGTTCTTCAACTGCTTTTTGCCCAGCTTGGATTATATTCTTCTTCGTTTCCTTGATATTCATATTTAATTGTAATAAATTTATTCATAACTCTATATAATCTTTCTCCGTTTATAACAAACTCATATTCACTATTAGGCGCAAAACCAACTAATGTATTTATATCAAAAGTGCCATCTGTATATTTTACAACACCAACTAGTGGCTGCTCTATATTTGTAGATAATTTATTGTTTGATTTTATTGGCTTTACAAAACTATAGCCAGGCATAGCTTTGTTATTATATAAATATATTTGATCTTCTGATATTATATATTTATCTTCTTTCCAGTATGATCTACTATTTTTTTCTTTACCTTTCATATCATGCCATCTTCTAAACACGTTGTGATGCACTATTACTTCATCACCTACTTTAACAGGTGATTGAAATAATAGTGGAGTAGCGATTACTTTTGCTAATCTATTTATGTATTGATGATTAAATATTTCAGTGTTAAGTATTAGTTCTTTGTCATCGACTCGTACACTGTTATTATACCTATCACCAATAGGCTTGATAATAAAATCTTTGTAAGCAACATTCATTAATATTCTAAGTTATACTCAACTGATATAGCCATATTTTTATTAAAATCTTTCCATGGTATTACCACTTTGTCTTTTCTAATATAAATAGAATACTTATCTTCTTCTTCTATTATATCACATATTTTATGACCACCATAAACTTCTTGATCAACAGCATAGTGCATTGAATCGTTTTTGTAATCTTTACCTATAGTAATTTTTCTTATAATATTACTTTTCATCTTTTTTCCTATTAATAGTTCCATCTGCTATATTAACATCATAAGTGCCATATTCTTTAGACAACATATCTTGCATATCAATAATACGCTTTTGCGTAATAGACAATTCGTGAAGTAAGTTGTGTTTTTGTCCTTCTAACTTACCTATATTATATTGTAAGTTATTTGTTATATTTAATATACCTTGTAATTCTTCCAGATGTTTATCTGATATTTTGTCAACCTTAGGTTTAAGGTCAACTACTTTTTCTTTTTTCATATTTAATTTAATTTAATTTATAATTTATTAACTCCAGTATTTTCCACAAGAGCAATAACTAACTAATTGGTTAGATCCTATTTCTCCATCACCACTTTGTAAATCGTGATCTTTTACTTTTAACAATAAGTTATCGTCTGCATCTACTATAGCATAATCATTTTCTCTGCAAACATATGTGGCAGACTGCATTGTTCCTTCTTGACATTTGTTACATTTATCCATAATTTTATTTTATACTTGATGATAAACTCCTATATTTTGTATACATATATCTTGTGTAAAAAAATTATTGCTTGCTAAACCTTCATGTGAAGTGAAGTTACAAAAATATACGTATATACCATTTGGGCTACCGGATGCTGCAGTTATATCAGCTATACATTTTACCCAGTGATTATCAACAGACAAAGAATCTGTGTGCCCACTAGTTTGAATTTGACCAGTTCCACCTATTCTTTTTGTTGTTAAACTAGTTCCATCTGTTTTAGTTACTAATATATCTGCTCCACCAGCAGTGTCACTAGTAAACCCTAATCCAGTTCCAGCTTCATCAGCTGAAGAACAAGAAGCTGTAGCTGTAGTAACAGCAATACCAAGTCCTTTTCCTGAATCATTACTACTTCCACCAAAAGCAGAGCCGTAAGCATGAATCCAAAATTCAATATACAGTGGAGTATTAACAGCTAAGCTAGCAACATCTATTTTATCTGTTCTTATAGGGTGTCTAAATGTAGCAGAGGTACTAGCCCCACCGCTACTAGATTCGTAAAAAAGATAATGAGGTTTAGTAGCTTGCCAAGCTCCACTAACTATATTTGTGCCACTAGCCGCAATACCCGTTTGATCTACTTCATTAGGAGTTACTCGAATTCCATTTCCATTAGCTATATTAGCAAACATACCCCAGTTCCAATCAACCCCTCCACCTGGACCTGTTCCAGAAGATCCAGTCGTTCCGTCTTCAAAAACCCAGCCTCTAGCTGAAGATATTGCTGTTTCATTAGTACTACCATAAACAGTTACGCTAGTACCACTTATAGTACATTGCCAGTCTGTTGGTAAATTAGAACTTCTACTACTATTAGCAGTTCTATCATGAAAACTATATTGTCTAAGATATTTTTTACCAATAAACACTTCGTCTTTAAAGCCTGATAGCGTAGCAATAGTAGTACCACGTCTTTTATTTGTACTTCCTAATCCTAACATTATTTACCAAAATAAGCTATTACTCTACCACCTGCTAAATTAAGAGAAGTCCATCTTCCGTATAGAGTCATGCCGGCTGGTATAGAATCGCTAGCGTCCATTTGTAAACCACCTCTACCAGTACTATTGTTAGGACTAAAAAATCCTACTGTTTGTGAATTAACGTTATGAGCAGCTGACATAGTTACAGTAGTTGCTCCGTCGTAAGCCACTACAGTTGTAGGAGCTGTTAAGCTAACTGGTATATCAGTATCACCTATTGACTCTATTATCATACCAACGCTTATATCTGAATTAGCAGCGCTAAGCGTTAGTGTAGTACTAGATCCAGATGTTGATGCTGTTGATGTAGTATCACCACTGTCATTAGCCGCAGCTTCAGTATTAAAAAACTCAGGCGCTCCTAATCTACCTGTTTGTAACTCAGATACTAGTCCACCTGAAGCATCAAATGTAGTCGTAGCTAATGTTTGTATAGCTATTATTACTCCTCCTTTAGGAGCATGAAGTGTGCCTGAAGTACTATCAGTAATAGCACTACCTAATTGACCATAGTTATAAGCAACTCCTTGTGAATTTATTCCCATAATTATTTATTTTTATTTTGTTCTTGATTCTTTTTAGACGATCCGCCGAAAAAGAAATCGACTACCGTATTAACTTTAGCACTCATAGCTCCAAATATAGTAGAAATAAAACTTATTTCAAACTCACCTAGTTCAATATCTTTCATTACAAAAAATCTAAACATCATGAAACTTAATCCAAAG